TGGAACTGCTGTTGCGATTGGCAACCAGAACACGTACGACGCGACGTTCGCCAACGGTGGCAACACGGTTGGTATGTTCGCTGCCAAGTATCCCGGCACGCTGGGCAATTCGCTGAAAGTCTCGATCTGCGATGCGACTACGTACTCTCGCACTCTGACTGGCACCGTGGCTGTGCAAACCGCTTCTGCGGTGGTTACTGGCACGAGCACCTTGTTCACATCTGAAGTTGAAGTTGGTGACTACATCACCCTGACGATCTCTGGCTCTCCAGTGGTCAAGCAAGTCGTGACTATTACTTCTCCGACGTCTCTGACGGTCGATAGCCAGTACAGCACCAACACTTCCACCCTGACAGCTACCTGCGCGTGGGAATATTCCTCGCTCTTCCCGGGTGCTCCAATCGTGTCCGACAAGGCTCTCGCCATGGGCGAGACCGGTGATGGTCTGCACATGGTTGTGGTCGATGAAGATGGTGTGTTTGCTGGCACCCCCAAGGCTGTTCTGGAGAGATTCTCCAACGTGTCGAAGGCTCTGGATGCCAAGCGCTTCGACGGCACATCGGCTTTCTACAAGAACGTGCTCAATCGCGAATCTGCGTATGTGTATTGGATGGATCACCCAGCCACTGCGGATACGGTCGGCACGACTGCTTGGGGCACGGCCCTGTCAGCTTCCGTCGCTTACAAGAGCCTGAAGACGAACCTGTCCTACTCACTGAATGGTGGTGTGGACGGCTACGGTGCGAGTGACGGTGAGTTGATGACTGGTTTCGGTCTGTTCGCAGATGACCAATCGAACGACATCTCGCTGATCATGTGCGGCAAGGCTGACTCAGTGGTTGCCAACTATGTGATCCAGAGCGTGGCCGAAGTTCGCAAGGACTGCGTTGCCTTCGTCTCTCCACAGAACGTCAATGACGGCTCGGTGATCATCGGTTCGACTTCGAACGAAATCAACGCTCTGGTTGCCTTCCGCAATGCGCTGACGTCCAGCACCTATGCCTTCGTTGACTCAGGCTTCAAGTACCAGTACGACAAGTACAACGATGTGTACCGCTGGATCCCACTGAACGGCGACATGGCTGGTCTGTGTGCTCGCACCGACTACACCAACGATGCATGGATTTCACCAGCTGGCTACAACCGTGGTCAGGTGAAGAACGTGGTCAAGCTGGCTGTGAACCCGAGCAAGCCGCAACGCGACACTCTGTTCCCAGTTGGGATCAACCCGGTGATCACCACCAAGGCTGACGGAACTGTTCTGCTTGGCGACAAGATGCTGACGAGCCGCCCATCGGCTTTCGACCAGCTGAATGTGCGTCGTCTGTTCATCGTGCTGGAAAAGTCGATTGCGACTGCTGCGAAGTACGAGCTGTTCGAACAGAACAACGAAACGACCCGCAAGCTGTTCAAGAACCAGATTTCTCCGTTCCTGCGTGCCATCGTCGGTCGTCAGGGCATCGAGGAATTCAGTGTTGATGTCAGCTCGAATGTGAATACAGCGCAAGTCGTTGCCTCGAAGACATTCGCGGCAAAGATCTACGTGAAGCCAATTGGGGCCATCAGAAACGTTGCTCTGGAATTCGTTGCTGTTCGCAACGACGTTTCGTTCAGCGAGGTTTCTCTCTAATCTTGGACTACATCGTCTACAGAACGAAAAATCTGGTGAATGGCCGGTACTACATCGGCTATCACCAGACTAAGGATGCTTCTGTATTCGATGGTTATCTCGGTTCTGGATATCGCATGAAGCGGGCAATTGTGAAATATGGCGAAGAGAATTTCGAAAGAGAGACTCTCGCCATTTTTGAATCATCAGCAGAAGCTTCAGACTTCGAAGAACTGGTTGTCGCTCATTGTCTGGGTGATGAGAACTGCTACAACATTGCGTTTGGTGGGCGTGGCGGAAAAACTGTCCCAACATCCACGAGATCAGAAATCGCGAAAAGGATCTGGCAAGACCAAGAATCACGTCAGCGAATGCTCGAAACTCGTAGGAAACCGAAGAGTGAACAAACACTGACTCTCAAGCGACTGAACTCTTGGGAACGATCCAAGAAAACTTGGTTGAAGGTAGATGAAATTCAGAAAGTTTGGTTGGAAAACGGAAAGCCTGGATACCACGTCCTAAATAAGGTTCTAATGAGGCTTGGATATCCGCACCAGAACTTGCAAAAGGTGGTGGGGACATTCTCCACTGTAGATTATTCCGCAGATAAAACATTCCAAAACTGGAAACATTCTCGTACCCACTAGTGATCCGCTTTTACAACGATAGGAGAATAAAATTAACATCTCAGGCTTCAAAGCTTCTCTGGCGCACGGTGGCGTTCGTCCAAATCAGTTCCGTGTTGAACTGAATTTCCCGACGTACATCCCGAATGGAGTTTTCCTGTCGAATCTGGGTCACTTCCACTGCAAAGCTGCGAGTGTTCCATCTTCGACAGTGACTCCGATCCCGGTGTATTTCCGTGGCCGTCCGGTCAACGTGGCTGGTGAACGCGAGTTCCAGCCATGGACTGTCGCAATGTACAACGAGAATTTCCTGTTGCGCGATGCCATGGTCAACTGGTCAAACGGCATGAACGATCTGGAAGACAACAGCGGTATTCTGACGCCGTTCGACTACCAACGCGACATCTCGTTCGTTCAGCTGGATCGCAACGGTTACGAACTGAAGATCTGGACACTGCACGACGCGATGCCGGTGGATGTTGGTGGTGTTGAACTCGATTTCGAGAACAACAATACCATCGAAATCTTCCAATGCCAGTTCGTCTTCAACTACTTCACCGAGTCAAATCTGATCAGTCAGAACCAGTCCATCGAAGTGAACGGCGGCGCTGAGCCCTAATCGTCGTTCGACACCCCTTAAATAGAGACGTACTCATCCTACGTCTCTATTTTCCATTATGGCATTTGAAATCTTTGGCTTCACAATAGAGCGGAATAATGAGAGAAACGTATCAATCGTTTCTCCCGATTCCGATGACGGCGCATTGGAGAAAACAGTACAGGTAGGATCATCCTACCACGCGTACTCACTCGATGCCGAAAAGCGACCGCAGACTGAAGTCGATCTCATCAATCGCTATCGAACGATTTCTCAAATTCCGGCTGTTGATAAAGCAATCGAGAACGTCGTTTCCGATGCTGTCATTGTCGAAGAATCCAAGTCACCAGTCTCTCTGGTCATCAACGTCCAAGAAGACCAGATCCCAGAAAACGTTCAAGCCACCATCGTAGAAGAATTCCAGAACGTTCTTTCCTTGCTGAAGTTCTCGGCCAAGGGACATGAACTGTTTCGTCAATGGTACATCGACGGTCGGCAAGCTTTCCACATCATCATCAACGAAGAAGATCCCAAGGCTGGGATCCGTGAAGTTCGTTTTGTCGATCCGCGCAAGATCAAGAAGGTTCGTGAGATCCAGAAACAACGCAGCCCCAGTGGTGCTGACGTCGTCGTTGGGTTCGATGAATACTTCGTCTTCAACGACGCTGGCATCAATGCGAACACCCAACAAGGCATCAGGCTTTCAGTTGATTCGATTGCCTATGTGACATCCGGATTGCTGGACGAATACGGCAACACAATCTCTTTCCTGAGCAAGGCTCTCAAGCCTGCCAACCAGCTGCGCTACATGGAAGATGCGCTGCTGATCTATCAATTGTCCCGTGCCCCTCAGCGTCGAGTGTTCTACGTCGATGTTGCCGACATGCCAAAGCAAAAGGCAGAGCAGTATCTGAAGGACATGATGAACCGGTTCCGCAACAAGATGGTGTACGACACCGCGACCGGGGAACTGAAGGACGACCGCAACAACATGTCGATGCTCGAAGACTATTGGATGCCACGACGCTCCAATGGCACGACGACGCAAATCGCAACGCTCGAAGGTGGTCAGACGGTTGGTCAGTTGGATTCGACGAACTACTTCATGAACAACCTATACCAGTCGCTGAGTGTGCCAATCTCACGTCTGGTTCCCGACACTGGTTTCAGTCTGGGGCGCGACTCGGAAATCACTCGCGACGAACTCCAGTTCTCGAAATTTATCGACCGGTTGAGAAAGAAATACTCAATCCTGTTCAATCAGCTGCTGCGCGTGCAGTTGATCACCAAGAACGTGATCAAGGCAGAAGATTGGGAATTCATCGAGTCCAAACTCCAATATTCCTTTGCTCGTGACAACTATTTCGCAGAACTGAAGGACAACGAAATCCTGATGCAGCGGATCGAGATGGCTCAAGCCGCAGATCCATACGTCGGTCGTTTCTGGTCCGAAGAATGGGTGCGCAAGAACATCATGCGCCAGACGACCGAAGAGATCGAAGAGCAAGACGAGCAAATGTCCGTCGAGTTCGAAGAGCGTCA